CGGCTGCGACGTTCACATGTAAAGTGGAGAGCTAGTATGCCGGTACCGGCAGGGGGCATAACAGACCCCGCATCTCGCATCACCGGCCTGGTAGACAGTCAGGCGCCAAAGATCAAGGAAGCGTTCCTGGTCGCTGTCGTCGCTATACGCGATCGACATACCCTGGAGCAACTGGCAGCCCTCCTCGAACGAGGTCAGATAGAAGAAGCCCTAGCGGCACTAGACCGGGCAGCAGAGCACCTGGCAGGCGCGTCTCAGCAGTCACTTACGACAGCAGCGCGAGGCGCAGCCGAGTTTCTTACGGGCGCTCTGGGCGTGACCATCTCATTCAATCAGACCAATGTACGTGCAGTAGAGCTCATGCAGGCTTCGCGTCTCGAGCTGATACAGCAGTTCACCGCGGAGCAACGAGCAGCAACACGTCTTGCTCTGACGGATGGCATACAACGCGGCCTCAACCCAGTTGAACAGGCTCGGGCCTTCCAAGGTTCTATTGGCTTGACCGTGAAACAGCAGCAGGCTGTCCTGAACTATGAAAGCATGCTGCGGGCTATCGGGTCAGAAGACCCAGGCGGTCGAGAGGCCTTGACGCGCACCTTGCGCGATAAACGATTTGACCGGACAGTGCTGCGCGCTCTGGAGGACGGGGACCCGCTCACTCCGGCACAGATAAACCGCATGGTCGAGCGCTACCGCGAGAAGTACGTGGCGTTCAGGGCAAGAACAATCGCACGCACAGAGGCACTTCGCACAGTACACCAGGGCACAGAAGAGCTCTATCAGCAGGCGATTGAGATGGGCGAGCTTGATGCTGCGACGCTGGTACGCAAGTGGATAACGGCGCGAGACGAGCGAGTGCGCGGCAGTCACCGTGCTTTGAATGGCGTGGAGAAGGCAATTGGCGAGCCATGGGTGACGTCAAGAGGCCGACTTCGCTACCCAGGAGACCCATCTGCGCCTTCCAGCGAAGTAGTCAACTGTCGGTGCGCTTTGACGACCCGCATCAACGCCCTGTAATACGCTGGCCTGCGGGAGTGTATTAACTACGTTACAGTGCAGGCCACAGGATACATGGGGGCATGTAAATTCGGAGATTAGCCCCATGACACAAAAGAACCGGCAACCCCAGCTCTTTGACGACGTCATCATCGAAGGCACGCTTTCAGCGCGGGGTCCTATTGACCTCGGACGCGTCGGCAACGTCTTCTACCTTGATCCCTCTGACGGCAGCGATACCAATGATGGCTCGTCCAAGACGAAAGCGGTTGCAACGCTGGCACAGGCTTTGAGCCTTTGTACTGCCAACAATGGCGACGTCATTATCCGCATGAAGGGCACCGAGAGCGTGACAGCTACGGTGACTATCGATGTTCCAGGCGTAACCATCATCGCTCAGGACTTCGGCACGCCGGCATACGTTGGCGGCGAAAACTTCACAACCTACAACTCTTCGGCCACAGGCCTGTCTGCTGTCAAGGTGCTCGCACAATGCCGGCTGATTGGCTTGGGCTTTGCTGCTTCCGACGTATCGGAAGAGGCCTTGCTCATCGACTGTGAAGAAGGCGGTGGCTTCGAAGGTGGCTTCGTGTCGATTGAGAATTGCCGCTTCCCGCTTTGGAATGGCAACCTGGCCTGCTCGATCCGCACGATCGGCGGCGCGCTCAACCACATCATCAACTGTGAGTTCGACGGAGTGTTTGGCGACTATGGCACTGCAGCCATCATCATGGAAGGCGATACGGGCGGCATTGTGCCCTTCTATCCCCGGGTGATTGGCTGCCGGTTCATGGCACTCGGTGCAGGCAAGCACGCAATCAAGCACTCGGCTGCTGCAGTCGAGGTGCTGTATGCGCACAACGTTGTCGGCTCAGAAGGCGCCTTCCTTGATGAAAACAGCCTTGCATCTGACGGCATCGTATACGACAACTGGCTTGGCGGTGCCAACCAGGCTGCGATGTTCTCCAACATTGGCAGCACGAACATCAAAATTGTGGGCAACCACTACAACGAGTAGTAGGCAATACAGACTAGGAGGCAGCAATGTCTAAGAACGAAGACTGGCTTGACGGTTCGGGCCCAGATTGGGAAAAGAGCCTTTATGCCAAAGCTCAAGGCATCGACGAAGAGCAGGGCCTAGTAATGGGCATGGCAATTGTCTGCACGGAGAACGGCGAGCCATACTTCGACAAGCAGGGAGATCATATCCCTGAGGATGCCATGCTTGCTGCGGCAACGGACTTCATGATACACAGTCGTGTCGCGAAGGAGATGCATGACGGGGAAGAGGTCGGGTCGATCGTTTTCGCCTGGCCCATGACGGCGGACGTCGCCAAGGCATTTGGCATCGTGACCAAACGTACTGGGCTGATGATTGCCATGAAGCCCGGCGACGAAGAGATGCTGGAGAAGTTCCGCAGTGGGGAATATACCGGCTTTTCCATTGGCGGATCGCGGGGCAAGGACGAGGAGGTCAGCAATGACTAAAAAACTTGGTAAGAACGCTGGTTCACGGGGTACTGGGCGTCGGCGCATCATGCGCACGTTCAAGATGAATGAGATCAGTGCTGTCGATCGACCGGCCCAAGCTGGCGCCACGGCCCTGATTATGAAACGCGACGACAGTTCCCCTAAGAAAGTCAAAAAGGAGGCCCCAATGGCTGACGACGACAAAGACCGCATCGATGCGCTTGAGAAGCAACTCGCTACCGCCACCGCGGTCGCAAAGTTCTCCGACGCTACGCGGACCCACTACAATTCACTGGACGAGGACGAGCAAGAAGCTTTCCTCGCCAAGTCTGACGAAGATCGCCAGGCCGAAGTCGACGAGGCGATTGCCAAAGCCGACGAAGAAGCCAAGAAGACTGCAAAGTCCGATGACGACGATGACGACGAGAACCCGGTTGTGCACAAGACGGCTGGCGGCCTGGAAATTCGCAAGTCTGACGGCGACGTCGCTGTTGCGCTCGCGAAGCAAAATGACGACTTGGTCGGCAAGGTCGATGAACTCGTTGCGAAGAACGATGACATGCGTATCCAAAAGCGCGCCGAGGACGAGTTCAAGTTCTTGCCGGGCGATGTGAAGACACGCGTCTCGATCATCAAGTCGGTTGAAGCCATCGCGGACAAGAAAGAACGCGCTGCTGCAGAAGCTGCTTTGAAGGCTCAGAACGAAGCCATGGAAAAGGCCTTCAAGACCTATGGCACGGACACGGGTAACTCTGCCGACGCAGACGACACCCCTGAAGCCCAACTCGACAAGCTGGCGAAAAGCTATGCGGCCGAGAACAAGGTTGACGAGGCTGAGGCCTACAACAAAGTCCTCGAGACCCCTGCGGGCCGGGAACTGTACGCACAGACGTATACCCAGTAGGGTCTGCGTCTAGGGGCTTCGCGGGGGCGGAAACGAAACAGATAGAACAGTTACCTGGAGGTAAATATGTCTGGTTACACTGAGGCCGCTGAAGCGGTCACCCTTCCCGCTGGAGAGGACCTGACGGGCGACCTGTATAAGGCCGCCAAGATTAACTCGAGCGGTCAGGTCGCTGTTGCGACCGCAGTCGGCGACACGGTCGCTGGCATCATCGGCGAAGAAGTCGACACGGTTGGGGATGCGACACAGCTCGTGCTCCTGAAGGGCATCGTCAAGGTCAAGGCCGGCGATACCATCACTGCCGGCCACATCGCGGTGCTCGAAGCTACGACCGGTCAACCGGTTGGTGTTGCGAGCCTGGCTGCAATCCCTGTCGATCAGATGGCTCTTGGCATCTGGCTCGAAGGCGGCGCGGACGGAGAAGTCCTGTCCATGTTGGCAATGCCTATCGCATCGCCACATACGGCGTAAGACGGCGACTGAGTAGAAACCCCTAACGGAGGAATGGAATAATGCCTTACAATCTCCCGTCTCGGTCGGACGTCCACGTCAATCGACCGCTGACCAACATCTCGCTGGCCTTCATGCAGAAGGCTGAGAACTTTGTCGCCGGTCGGGTGTTCCCGATTGTCGGCGTCTCGAAACAGTCGGACCTGTACTTCACGTTCGATCGAGGCGAGTGGAACCGTGATGCCATGGAAATTCGTGCCCCCGGCACGGAGAGTGCAGGCGGTAACTACACCATGTCAACGGCCAGCTATGCTGCTGTGGTGCGTGCGTATCACAAAGACGTGGCGGATCAAATTCGGTCCAACGCTGACAACCCGCTCAACCTGGATCGCCAGGCGACTGAGTTCGTAACGCTCAAGGCCCTCATCAATCGTGAGGTCAACTGGGTGACGAACTACTTTACGTCAGGTGCCCCAGGCGCCACTTGGACGTTCGACGTCGACGGCGCATCGTCTGCTACGGCAGCTGCTTCGTTTGATCCGACCAACGCGTCAAACAACAACAAGCTCTACTGGAGCGATAGTTCTTCGACCCCGATCGAAGACGTCCGGCAGGGAAAGCGCTACGTGCTCGAGGAAACGGGCTTCATGCCCAACAAGCTTACCCTCGGCCGTGCGGTGTTTGACACCTTGCTCGACCACCCGGACATTGTCGGCCGCCTTGATCGTGGCCAGACGGATGGTCCGGCGAAAGCGACCCGCGACAGCCTTGCGGCTCTCTTCGAAGTCGACGAGGTCTTGGTCCTGGATGCGATCAAGAACACGGCCAACGAAGGTGCGACGGCAAGCCACAGCTTTATCGGTGGCAAGCACGCCCTGCTCTCGTATGCTCCTCCGTCCCCTGGCATTCTGGTCCCGTCAGCCGGTTACACGTTCGCGTGGACAGGCTTCCTTGGCGGTACAGCTGCTGGCGTTCGCATCAAGCGGTTCCGTATGGAGCACCTGGAAAGCGATCGGATCGAGGGCGAAAGCGCCTACGATCAGAAGCGCATCTCCGAAGACCTGGGCTACTTCTTCGGCGACATCGTCGAGTAAGACGAGGCGCATACAGGCCAACCAGCCTGATAGACAAAGCTCGCGGAGGGACCTACATACTGGGTCCCTCCGCCTCCCTCTTGAAACGCTAGGAGGACGCAATGAGCGACCAACCCCGCAAAGTACGCAAGCTCCGTCACTGGAAGCAACGCTTCGACAAGAATGCCCGGTTCATCTGGCGCAAGGCCGTAAAATATGGCGGCAAGCAGATGACGATCGGCGCTGCGATCCCCGAAGACCTCATTCCCCGCACAAAACTACGCCGCTTTTGGGAAGCTGGTATCATCGAGCTCGCTGAGTTCGACGAGCCCAAGAACATTCTCACTGGTGAGCGCGCGCCAAAGCCTGTCAAGCCAGAAGACCTCGTGCACAAGACTGAGGACGGCAAGAAGTGGGCGATCGACGGTGTGGATGGCGAGACCTTCAAGACGAAGAAGGCAGCTCTCGAGTGGCTAGATGAACTGGCT